TTGATTTAGATTGAACATATCAACTCCAACATAAAGTTTAGCCATAAGTCACAACCCCCTAATCATATGGGAATAAAAGAAAATCATAAATTTCATCATCTTTTTTTACCCAAATTTCAAAATGGTCTGTACTATATTCTTCTGCGTGAATAACATAATTACCTTCTTTTAAGACTTGAATAACACCCCGTCCAAGAGCATTGAACTCTGAAATAGAATGGTCGGTATAAGAAAAAACAGTATAATAATGAATATCATTACAGAGAAGCATATAGTAATGAATCCCGATTCCTCTAAAATCATTTTCCCAGCCATTAATTAATTCCTCTAATGATTCTAATTGTTTTTCAGTATATGCTGGCAATTGACTAACAGCATTTTTATTTAATTCATATAATGGTATTGTTAAACCACTAGATGTAATTTCTAGTTTTTCCCATTCTCCATTTGTATAGACATAATGCTTTTTATTTTCTTCACAAAAAACAATATCTCCTTCATTACAATTATGTCTATATTTAAGAGATTCCAAAGAAGCATCTACTCCAATTACTCTATTAGTCGTCATTTTCTACTTTTCTCATTTCTCTCATATTTAAAATTCTTTGATTGCGACTACCCCTCATAGGAAGCGTAATATCTCGCTCCGCAAGAACAAAGGGACCATCAATCAAATAATCTATATTATTTAAAATCCAATTTGTTTTTGGTTTATCTCTTTCAATTAATTCTTCATAGGTATATCCAGTCCAAAGATATACTTTAATATCTGGATATTTACTTTTTATATGAGCAATAACCATTTGTGTTAAGAAAATATTTTCCTAACACAATGGCTCTCCACCCATAATACTTAAATTTCTTTTTATTCCATTAGCCTAAATAGCATTAGTTAAATCATTTAATGTGTCTATGGTAAATTCTTTTCCACCCAAAAAATCCCACGTTTGAGGATTATGACATCCTTCACAATGAAATGGACAACCTTGAACGAAAAAAGTCACATTCATTCCTTCTCCTGCGGCAATATCATTTTTTATAATACCAGCATATTGCATTATTCCATCACTCCTACATGTTTAGCCCTATCACGGACTTCATCTTGTTTTCCAAGATTAAAAGCAGTAGTATAATTGCCGGTAAGATAACCGGTTACACGACGTAATTGCTAAATTTTAGTGCTACCGCAAATAGGACAACTATCATTAAACTCACCCTAAAAACCACATTCAAGGCAAGTATCGCAAGGAACATTTATAGCAAAATAAGGAATGTCATGGTCCATAGCGTAATCTACAATCTATTTTAATGCTTTTGGATTATGAACCGCAGAAGAATCAAGTTCTACATAAGTAATACATCCGGCGCTGGAATATCCTGTTAATTGACTTTCAATATCAATTTTTTCAAATGGACTAATTTCATACCAAACAGGAACATGCATACTGTTTGTAAAAAATTCTCTATCACTGACTTTTGGAATAATTCCATATTTTTTACGGAATTTTTTAAGTGCAGTATAGCAAAGATTTTCAGCAGGAGTATAATAAACACCAAAGTTTAAATGATATTCTTGTTTGAATTCAGCACAACGGTTCTTAAATAACTGTTCTATATGTTTAGCTAAATCCATACCTTCTGCGGTAGTATGGTCGCAATCAATTAAAATTTGAAGAGCTTCGGCTAAACCTAATTGACCAATTACCAAGGTGCCATGTTTAAGAGCGCTACGAATACCTTCTTCTGGATGATACCCTAACATTGTATGATTTTCATACATAAATTTTGCAGATTCTGGTGATTGGGAACAAATCCATTCAAAACGTTCAATTAATGTATCTTTTGCTTCGTGAATTTTTTGGTCTAATAACTCTATGAAATTATCTATAATATCTCCGCCTCTTTCTTTTGCCATCATAGCAAGAGTTGGAAGAATAATGGTCACGGGACAAATGTTTCCACGTCCATCCTTAGTTTGAGGATTGACACCTGGTTCTGCGTTGATGTCTGCTCCGTTTGCGGTACGACACCCCATGGTAGAGAAATAAGTTTTGGGGTCATCTCTATCGTAGCCTGCATTTCCTGACCAGTCCACATTAGCGTAGTTAGGGTAAAGTCGCTTGGCAGTAGATTCTAAAGCTAATTGATACAAGTCATAATTAGGGTCTCCTGATTCACGATTGACTCCTTTCATACATTGGAAAATTCCACAAGGGAAAATTGAAGTTTTATGTAATTTTCCTAAACCTTCAATAGATACATCTAATAATGCTTTTGTAATCATACGACCTTCTGGAAGAGTGCAAGTGCCATAATTGATAGAAGTAAATGGCAATTGATTACCGCTACGGCTTTGAAGAGTATTAAGATTATGATACATACCTTCAACTGCTTGATGCACTTCTTTTAATGTCATATCCATAGCATATTTATATGCTTCTTTTACATAATAGCAATCTTTATCTGCAATAGAAATTTCTTTTGGTTCCCATTTACCTTCAAATGTCATTTCTTTTTCAATATAGTTTTCAGGCCAATCAACAATATATTTTAAACCATCTTTATAATGTTTATAAAAACTTTTACGCACATAGGGAACCATCGTCCAATCTAAATGTGTAGCTGAAACTCCACCAAACTGTTGCAAACTTTGAAGTTGGAAAATTACTGCTACAAGCTGAAATGCAGTATTAACTGAGCCAGCAGGACGAACATCTGTTTGACGAGTATTAAAACCTTTTGCAAGTAAGTCATCAAATGGGATACTCAAACAATTATGACTACCCACATAATAAGAATCTAAATCATGAATATAAACCATATTATTTTCATGGTTATGTCTTGATGTTTTAGAAATTAAGTAATCAAGAGCTAGCTTTTTTGTGACCACACTAGAAGCTTCACCTGTGCGACCGCCGAAGGAGTGCTCATCTACGTTAGCATTTTGATTCTAAACATCTGCGGCCGCAAGCTTCTCACGAATAGCATCAATAAAGTCGTGTTCAAAATTTCTAGCAACTTCTTTTTTATAACGATAACGAATATATGCGCGAGCAACATCTGGACGCTCTGAGCGCATTAAATAATTTTCTACTAAATCCTATATTTGTTCTACTGAAATATCTTTTGTTAATTTAGAAGAAATATCTTCTGCTATATCTTTTGCAGTATCATCTTCATATAACTATCCGTCTATTTCAAGAAAAGCAGAATTAATAGCGTTTATAATTTTATTTTTATTAAATGGGACTTTCGAGCCATCTCTTTTAATAACAAAAAACTCCATTGTAATCCTCCTATACTAAATTTTGTATGTATACTAATATATATACAAAATTTAGTAAATTAATTATCTACTTTCGTCCAAATGCGCCAGTAGATAATTAATATACCAAATAGCCTTTTTTAAATCTTCGGCACCATTTTTAATTTTCCAACGCCAAAGATATTTTATAGCATTAGCAGTACATACTGCTTCAATGCCTTCAAGTCCAGTGGTGGCTGCCGTAAGTGCGTCTATACACTCAATGCCACCAGCAGTATAATGAGCAGGATGATTTACCATATCATTCGTCATTAATCTTCACCACTCTCTCCTTTATATCTTTCAGTTTGAAGAACTAAATCTCCATAACCATTTATCTTTAAAATATGATATAACTGATGTCCAATAGATGATGCATATTTCTTTGTGATAAATGTATCACCTGAACGGATACCTTGAACCATAATCATATTTCCTCTATCAAACCAAGATTTTTCAACAACGTGCTTTATTCCATCTTCACCACGCTCAGAGATTCGTTTATCAAACAATGCAAAATATTCTTTTCTAAATTTTACATTAACAACTCCATCAGTAGTAAGAATCGTAACGACACCTTTCGTTTTATTTTTAGCAATACAAGTTCCTGCTATACGACTTAATTTAAAAACATGAACTGGTTTATTGTTTCTATAAAATGTATGTTCTATTTCTGGATCTTCGGGCAAATCATTAAAATTACTCAATCCATATTTTTCCATATTAACATTTGCTAATTCGTGTTCATGTTTATAAAAACAAAGAACTTCCATTTCCCAGGCTGAATAGTTTGCGGCGCCAGCATATTTTTTCCAATCTGCTTCAAATATGCGAGAATTTAATTCTGCTAAAACATCTGCGCCATCTATACGCAACCATTCTCTAAATACATCCATAAAACTTTGATATTTTTTATCCCAAGTTTTCATATTTAATGTATTATCTGGTCCAATTAAATCTATCATTTCAAGTTGCGTTAAGAAATCTATTGCGCGAATATCAAGATGATAATTAACTGAATCATTTGTTGCTTTACACATCGCTTTAAGATAACGATTAAATTCATAAACTCTATATGATAATTCTCTTTCAGGCGTATCCTTTGGAATCATATTTTGTTTATTTAATGTTGAAAAATTTTGTAAAGTTAATCGTGATTTTTTATCACATGTTTCCCAAATATACCAAGCCATTGCAATCTTTCTTTCCATAAAATCATCAAATGCGCCGGCTTTAATCAAGGAAACCATTGCCTGTTTTGTTGGTTTAATTCTATTATAAAAATCTTTTATTCCTCTATATGGACGATTTTCTATAATCTTTTTTACAAGGTCATCATTAACATTCAATAATGCCTTCATACCAAATAATATACGATTATTTTTTACATCTGGTTTAAAACCAAAATCTGAACCATTAATATTAACTAAACTAACATTAATTCCTGCATTAATAATATCATTTAATGCTTTTGCTACTTTACCATAATCTGTGCTTACTGCTTTTTTCTTTTTTTCAATATCTTCTTCTATTTCTTCATCATATAATGCTTCTCCATTTTCATCAATCGCATCTTCCAGAGAACCACTATTAACTACTAAACACGCTGTATCCCAATAAATAGGATTCCAATGTGTGCCAAGATACAGAGTTTGTGCTCCAATAAACGAATATGCGAGCGCGTGAATAACGGAAAAACTATATCCCATTTGCGGTCCTGCCCCAAAGCGCCACACATATTTACCCAATCGCATACTCTTTGCTCGTTTAAGAACTTCTTCACGTAGAGCAGGGATTTTCGCCATCTGTTTCTTACCGACGACTTTGCGTGCGCTATTTGCTTCGCCTAAGCTGAAACCGCAAATATCTTTATCCATTAACATCTTCATTAACTGCTCTTGGCTGGGGGGAACTCCATAAGAAGGCTTAAAATATGGTTCTAATGATTTTTGTTCTTCTTCGGTCAAACCAAAATTATCCATTTCTTCATACCATAGACTAATATCATTTTTATAACGACAATACTTGTCTATTGGACGCTCTTGACCTTCTTCTCCCATTAAACGAATTAATCCATTCGCATCAGCCATTTCCAAAATAGTTCTTGGTCTTAGTTGCTTTGCTGCCTTTGAACCTTCTGCACTATCAAATTGAAAAGTATTAATAACAGATACATCACCTAATGCATCCCACATTTTTGTATCTGTTTTAATTGGCAAAACACTTGGATGTAAATATTTATTATAAATTTCTCTTAAACTTAAATCTTTTTCTATTTCTCCATCTTCTTGAAGAAATTGAATTGTTTGAACAATTTTATCTTGAACTTCTGTCACCAAAAAGTCATATTTAGTCAAACCCATATATTCTGCATCGTGAAGATTATATTGTGTAATGATTTCACCTTTTGGTGTTTTCATAAATGCACTATGTTCAAATGGATCATTATCAAATAACACAATACCAGATGCGTGAGAACTACGTTTATTTACCAGACCTTCAATACCTTTAATAATATCTAATAATCCTGGATAATTATTAACTTCTCTAATAAATACTCCAATTGGTTTTCTATTCTTTTCTTCATTTCCTTCAACAACATCTTTAATCGGCCATAAAAAGCCTCTTTCTTGTGGAATTAAAGATGCCATATATTGTGCTTGATCTACATCAATACCATCTGGATAATCTTCACTACGATAACCTCTACACGCTGTTAAGATTGCGGATTTAGTTCCTTCCGTTCCAAAAGTTGAAATCCTAGTACAACCAAAAATTTTCTTTGCCCACTCTGAAACATTATCATTAAACATTTGACTGCGCTCGGCCGCAATCTTATTTAAAATTAATCCAACTTTTGATGGACATAAATCAATATCTATATCGCCTAATTCTACACGCTCATCGTTAAGATAGCGGAAGAATGGAAGTTCCCATTCAATGGGGTCTAATTGTGTAATACCCATTAAATAATGATTTAAAGCCGCACAAGATGAACCTCGTCCAGCTCCTACCATTGACCCACAATCCCAAATTAAATCAATATAATGTTGAAGTGTATTAGGATATCTAAACATATTTGTTTCAAGTTTTTCACTAATAACACTTTTTACTCTTGCTTCTTCTTCTAATTCTACAAGATATCTATCATCACCAGTTTCATTTAATTGTTTCCAACCATGACCAATTTCATTTAATTTATCCCAACATTGATTTACCCAATATCTATCTTGAATATCATCAGAAGTAAATAATTTTTTTAATGTTGGATATTTTGTCATTTCATCCGTATAATCATTATTTACTTCCCACCAATTAGATTTAGGATAATCTTTAACTTCTACTGATGGAATATCTTGTTTATGAAACAATGAATAAGTTTCAATTTTATTTTCTATATCAAATGTATTATTTATTATTTTAATACATTCTTCTTCATCAAAACTATTTTTTAATAATTCTATTAATTCATCATAGTCCATTAGATAAGTATATTCATAAAATGAATCTACTTCTCTATCGCCTTCTTTTGAATTTAAATATGCTTTATGAACCGCCCTTGATTCTTTATTAAGATAATGAGCATCTGTTCCCACTACCATTTTAATTTTATAATAATCTGCTATTTTTTTACAAATTTGATTTACTGTGATTTGTTCTTGAGCAGTTCCAGGAGCACATTCAATATAAAAATCTTCTCCAAATAATTCCAAACAATAATTTAAAAAATTATTTATTTGTTTATAATAATATATTGCATTATTTTCATCTTTAACTAATCTTGCTTTTGAATACATTAAAGCATTTGATGGCAATTCTCCGCCAATACATGCGGTTGTTGCTATTAAATGACCTTTAAATTTATTTACTATTTCAGCTAATTCTTCTTTTGTGGTTGGTACTCTTTCCATTCTGCGATCAACATATGAATTCATCCAAGCTTTTGAACTTAATTCACGAAGCGCACGATGGCCAATCGCATCTTTTGCTATCAATATAAAATGATAATATTTTTGTCCTGTTGTTCTTTCATTTACTAAATAAATTTCATTTCCAAAAGCTAATTTAAAATTAGGATGCTTTTCTTTTATTTTTTGCATATGTTTTTCTGCTTCTATATGCGCAGATAAACACTCGTGGTCTGTAATGGCTATACCAGAAAGACCTAATTTTATTGCTTCATCAATTAGGTCTTCTGGTTTATTTATAGCATCAACTAATCTTAAATTACTATACATTGTATGATTATGACAATTAAAGTAAGGTTTCATATATTTTTCCCTTTCTTAACTTACTTATATTATAACATAATCTTTTATATAAATCAAACATTATGATATGACTACTAATTTATCAACTGCACGAGTAATACCTGTATACATATATCTGCGGCGCTCGTCTGGTTGTCGCGGCCAGCCAGTCTCTTGAAGGAGTAATACTTTGTTCCATTCACTACCTTGGGCTTTCCATACTGTAATAGCATAACCATAACTGGCGTGAAGAGGAATAGCTAACTCTAAACGCTTCATAATTACATATTCTTCTTTTCGTGTTAATGTTGGAAATCCTGTTTTTATTTCGTTATAATCAAATGGTAAAAAATTAAATTCTTCATTTTCTTCATCACCAGATATTGTTGCGACTAATACAGGCACACTTAATGGTTTATTCCTTATCCAATAAGGATAATCCCACTATTGTAATTCCATTTGTTTAATTTTCCCTATTACACCATTAGTTAATGGGTTTTCTAAATTAGATAATATCTCCCATTCATTATGGGTGTTAATAATCTTATCGCCTATTTGAGTTTCTGGAAGAAAATTATAGGCTTGTCGCATACGATTATTTAAATTAACTTTTTCTCTATTGGTCGCACAAAGAATTTGGTCAGCCCAAAGAAGCATCGAAGTTGTTAAATCTTTTCTATCAAATATCATAACTTGTTCATTTTTACAAGGAAAAGTAAATAACGGCTTACCTTCTCTAATATGCATTGATAAACGAATTATTTCACTCTCTTGGGCTTGTCTCATAATTTCATCAAGAAAAATATGAGGATGGTCTAACACGTGATTATTTGGATCATCTGGACCATCTGGTATAGGGGGGAGCTATTCAGGGTCGCCACAAGCGATTATATAAAAATCATAAGTACAAAGTAAATCCCAAAGTTTTTTAGGAAGCATAGATACTTCATCTACTACGACTACTTTAATACCCTCTGTTTGTACTTCGTATTTGGTTTTAGGAGTAAAACGATACTTTCCATTAGACATTAATTTAGCGTGATAAATTAATTTATGTACAGTAGTAGCATTAAGACAGCCTTTATTTTTTAATACATTGGCTGCTTTACCTGTATATGCTACATATCTTACCTCTTCTGGATTTAATCTCATTGCAGAAACAATGAACTTAATAAGTGTGCTTTTACCAGTTCCAGCAAACCCTGAAATGGCGGTATATTTTTCTCCGTGTCGCCATCTATCAAGAGTTATTTTCAGGCCTTCGTTCTGCTTTTTTGTTAATTCTATCTTCATATCTTACTACCCAACTTACAAATTCTTGAAATCTTACATTATATCTGCTGACAAAATAATCACAAGTATCTTCTCCACTTAAACAATCAAAAACATACATTTGATATTTATCCCAAAATTCTTTATCATATTTTTCTTCAATAGCTTCTCTGACATGCCACAAATCCATACCATCTTTTAAAAATTCACTAAAATCATATTGGTCTAATAGCTCAATATTTTTTTTAAATTCTTCATCTAAGGTACAGACTTTTTCTATTTGCCTTGTAGCATAATTATCAAAATTTGTTATCATTCCGTCCATATTTACCTCACACTATTTATTTCTATAATTATTATATCATATATTTTAATCAAAGTCAAGCTAGATTTTCTTTAAGGTTTTTTAATTAATTGATATTTTTGTTCTAAAAAATTGAAAAGCCATTTTTGATTTGGGTTTTCGGTTGCGCTGGGCGTTTGCGGCCGG